CCCCCCACCCCTCTTTGGCCTGCAATGGACCCCACCCCAAATATAGATTCTATAAATTTTTGAAAACAACATACCATATAATATAAAGTCATAAAAAAAACACTTTCCCATTGTATATTAAAATAATGACAAAAAGAACTATAAGCCCGTCCTAAGCTGTATATTACAAAAATTTTTCGTGTACTGCGTACAAATAAGCTTCATTATTAGGAATTACTCCTAGTGTCAAAATCACCGTCGCTAGCACAGCTAGCATTAGGACAAGTCTGCTCAATTTCGTAACCTTTGCAGTTAGTTGGAACTAATATTAAATATCTTCTTAGCATTTCTAAATTCCTTCTATTCATTGTGTTCATCATAAACATGAACCATGCATCCAATCGGGAAGCAAAAATGTAAACATTTAAGACAAGGATTTGTTAAATCATCGTCGTCTCCATTGCATGTGCTACTATAATCTAATTTATCATCCATAATTAATTACACCTCGTAATTCCATATATTTAGGTTACCCTTAGCAGGAATAAAAGTATCCAATGGTGTTATATTCTGTAAAACCCAAGCGTATCTACCAGGTGTGTAGTCTCCAAAATAGATGTCATTAGGGGCGAATTCATAACCAAGTTGGATTAGAGTGTTAAATATATCATCTGTTATTGGAACACAGTCAACTAGGGTGGCTTTGGCGATAATCTTACCTAATGGTAATTGGGAAGCGGAAATGATGTTGTGGTTTTCGAATGTACTACGAAAGACTGGTGAGTAGAAAGTGTCTGAACTAAATTTATTTAGCCTACCACTACTATGGATATAAATCTCACCGCGGTATTTAGTTTTCCACGACCTTGTTTCAATAAGCTTTTCTTTATAGTATATCAACGATGCCCAGGGTTGCATTAAACTAATAACTTTCATATCTTACCTCCTGCACGATGCACAAACCAGTCAGCTAATATCAAGTTCCTATAGGAGTCTGGGTTTGCTACCTTCAACTTACTAAGAACAATTCTAGGGGGTTGAAAAAACTCAAATCCAGATGGAATGTTTTCCATGTTTGGTTTTATTCTACCGTCTACAAGCAATGCGTCCTTAAAGCTCATATGTTCAATGGGCGGTACTTCGTACACCAACTTAATCTGAACTGGCTCTGTATGAGAGAATGTTAGCTCAGTTTTTATATACACTTTCATGATGTCAAAACCTGGATTTGTTTTATGTGTAAGATCATTATTATATTCGTCTAAGCTTATAATGTGTCCACCATCAAAGTCTGTTAGAAGGCCGCTATGGTAACTATCCTCAACTGATACGTCTCTAAATACAGTATACAAACGAGGGTCGCCTCTCAAAGCTACTAACATGGCAGTATGCAAATTATTCTTATTCATTATTCTTCTCCTTCCTCAACTGGATCCACAGGTGGCGATGGTACTTCAGGTTCAGGTTCAGGTTCAGGTTCAATTACTTCAGGTTCAATAACCCACTTGGATAACATAAGGCTGTTCCTTGTAGCTCCTGTGAGCAAGCTTAATTCAGTTAGTACTGTATCTATATCCTGAAAGTCGTTTAGTGGTGTTTGAAATGTTACTGGCACTGCTAGTCGTATTCTTCTCGATGAAGCTACTGCAGATAAAAAATCAACTGGGGCGGGTCTACGCCAGATCAGTTTATACTCGCCAACTTCAACTCCATTAAACGGAATCTTTGAAGGCCAAACTACCTTCATGATGTCAAAACCTGGATTTGTTTTATGTGTAAGATCATTATCATACTCTGCTAGTGAATACACTGTTTGAGAAGGCTTCAAACTTACAATAGCCTTTAAATAGTATTTTCCATGAATGTAGCAATCACACATAACTATAAAGTCATGTGCTACATGTCTTAATGATACCATCATTCCTGCTTTTAAATCATTTTTTTTCATTTTAATCGACTCCTTTTACTAACCATTGTCCTTCTATAAGTTTTATAATCTCTTCCATTGATAGACAAGCCATGTCCCTTCCAACCTCATCTAATTCTTGGAAGTTGTCTAAAGTTTCCACACAAGTAAAGTTTTCAAGTGGCTTAATTTCTCTATCAGAGTCTCTAGCAGTATCCCAATCAACAACTGTTGACCTGGTCCATATAAGCTCCCAGTTTTCCTCTTTATCTTCAAATATGTTTTTGAAATAATTAAGTCTATAAACCTTATCTATGTCATAGTTTCTATTAGCAGTGTACTCTAATTTATCGTTGTAGTTTCTAAGTTTAATGCAACATGTAGTGTCTTTATCATCTGATTTTCTTTCTACCAAGTAGGACTCGTCGACATCTAGTAAAACTATTAGCTCCACTCCGTTCTTGCAAACAACTTTCATACCTGTCCTAAGATTTTCTCTTTTCATTACTGTTAACATTTGGGTTACCTCCTAATTTATTACTTGGTAGTTCTTTAACAACTAAGCTATACGTATCTGTTGTCTCAGGTTTGGCATTGGGCCTTCCGTATTCAATAACCTCTATGATACAACCCTTTTCATCAAGTATCCTAAGAAGTTTGAGAGGAAAATAACCTTCTGTTCCTAGATTGAATGGATCTGGGTATCCAAATTTTGCACCCTTTTTTATTTTCTCTAAGTTTTCTCTAGCACGTTCTAGAGCATACTTATAATCTGATCTAGCTTGTTCATATTTATGTTTCAGACTTTGTAGTACCATAATTAATCACCCTTTCTTATAAAATCTTTTATAAAGCTATCTAGCGTTAATACGGGAAGTATTGTAAGTATAATTAGTATAGATATGATATCAAATACTAGAGTTCTTCTAACATTATACTGATTCATAGATTCTGTGTATATGCTGTATGCTTGCTTTCCCAAAGAAAGTATAAGACAAATAGAAATAGAATAGTAGATTAAAAGTAAAGTAGATAAAAGATACATATTATTTGCTCCTTTTAAATAATCTTTTTAGAAGTGATGGTTTTTCTTCTTTTACATTAAAATAATAACGAAGGGCGTCCCGTATGAATTCACTTCTATCTATGTACTTCGGAAGATCGTCCAGCTTCCGTTTTATATCATCATCTTTGCCCTTTCTTAGTCTAAAATTAAAATGTAATACATATGTAATACACATGTTGGAATCCTCTAATCTAGATTCAGTGGAATTGAAGCCCTCTTAGGAACTCTCCTAGTACATGCCACCACATAACAACATGTGAAAAATTATCTACATATAGCCCTCTAAGCAAGCCGCTAATAAAATAAGTAAAAATATTGATACACATAAACCAGCAAATGCAAATATTTCGCCTAACTGAGCCATTAAGGATATTAGTACTGCTGTAATAATGATAATAAGTGTCATAATTATGAATATCACAAGCATGTTTTTACATTTTTTCATAAGCATAGCTCCTTTCTTACAAAAATGTATGCTGTTTACATTTGAACCCTTTTTAGCCCGATCACCCGTTTGCTTTATTTATTTATTATGTTACTACTTATATATACAAAGAATCTTTATTGAATACATACTGAGTACGGAAGCAATTTTTGTAAATACTACATATTGTGTGCTTCCGTTGTTGGGGTACTAAATATGGGACACAACGTATTGTGTCCCAACCTTTCAAAATTAAAAATTCCACAATATGTCGGGCCGACGTTGAAAATAACATCCCAATAATATAATATAAAGTATATAGTAATTTTACTAAGTAAATATAGGGAATAAAGTAAACTGTATATAGTATTTACCGCCTAGGGCCGACGTTGAAAATAACATCTGCCATACATGTTGTGGAAACCTTTAAAAATTAAAAATACGACACAACATAATGTGTCTTAGTTGTATCTGAGCAACTACTTACAGGCACAATATGTAGTGTTGTACACTTTTGGAGCCGGCGTTGAAAATAACATCGGCCCGACATATTGTAAAATTCTTTAGTTTTTGATTACATTTCTTGAGAACTGTAAGTTAAATCATCTAACCATTCCTGAGAATATCTACACCAAACAAATTCTTGATTAATATACAGTTCTTCAAAATAGAGTAGTGCAGTTAGATTAACTCCATCATAAGATTTTAATTTCTCAACATAGTCTCTTAAATCATCTGATAGACAAACGTCTTCGTCTAATAGTTCGCTTACCTTATCGGAATTTTTATTCCATAAGTAAGCTGTGAATTTATATAAATCACTATTTTCCTTTCCCATAGTGTTATGAAGAAATCCAATGAATTGCTTTAGCTGGGTATAATACTTTGATGTGTTCTCTGTTAAGATATCAATAACTTGATTTGTATCTAGTGTACTTAATCCAGTTGGGCTATTTCTGTCGTAAACTATGATTTCCGCTTGTCCATTAGTGAGTTGAGTGCTGTAGTATGTTTTAACAGTATGGTCGCTTGTAATGAAGAATGTTTTGTCCTTTACTAATTCTATCATATAATCGCCCCTCAAAATATTTATTTGTATTTGCGTGTATACTTACACATTTACATTATACAAGAGTTTTGCTAGAAAACACAGCGATTTTAGCATATTAAATCTTTATTATTTTTAATATACTGTATATAAATCTATTATAAATATTGTATATATAAATACACGGATATTTGGATAAAAATAATTGAGTAAAGGAGAATTTAGAATGGCAAACTTAAAAGATAGCGGAGCAAGAAGAGATTTTGGAACAGGTGCAGTACGTGATGCGGCAGAGGGTAAAGGAAGATGTGATTTGTTACCTTTAGACGTTGTTAGTGGTATACTGGATAGGTCTGTACTACGACTTGTAAATGATTATGTACGAAATGGAAAAATTCAAGATCTAATAACTGCTATAAAATTGTTTGTAAGTACTGATCATACAAAATGGGAAGACATTTTTACAGCTATGATAGAAGTATCAAAACAATACGAAGACGGATGTAAAAAATACGGTGATAGAAATTGGGAAAAAGGTATACCAGTTCATTGCTATATTGATAGTGGAGTTCGTCACTATTTAAAATATCTTAGAGGAGATACAGATGAACCACACGATCGTGCATTTGTGTGGAATATGATTGGAGCTATTTGGACTCACTGTCATAAACCAGAATTAATTGATCTTCCGTTTGCTAACGAAGAATAAACCAATATTTTGGACCGGAATGGATCTATACCAAAGGAGTGTTAGTTTATGTTATTAGTAATCTTGCTTATTGCATATCTAAGTTTATGTGTACTTACATTTTTAGTAAATCTTCGCTACAATTTAGAAATATTGTTAGACCTTTTAAATTGCGAGATTACTAATTGTAAACGCCGGGCGGCACTAAAAACATCATTTATATATTATGTAACTATAGTATTATTCGTTTTAGTACTTCCCATATTGTATATTTGGAAAGGGGTATATTTATGCTAACTAAAGAGTTTTTCAAAAAGTTTGAATTTACACCGAAGGACAAAGTAGTATTTGTTTCTCATAACGACCTAGATGGAGCAGGACCCATTATTGTAGCAGATCAGTTTTTTAAAAACTATAAATACCATACTGTTGGAAATCAAGCAGTTGACAGTACTGTAAAATACGTGTTATACTCAGAGGAGTATAAAGATTATGATTATGTATTTATCACCGACTGTAGTGTAAGTAATGAAGTTGCAAAAATTATTGATAAAGAAAATGCTGATTCAACAAGGAAGATATTTTTGTTTGACCATCATGAACCTGCATGTTACTTGAATAAGTACTCATGGGCAAATGTTACTGTAAAAGATGAGAATGGAGAGTTTATTTGCGGAACTAAACTTTTCTTCCAATATATTGTAGATGTATTGGACTTACCTTGGTTTACTTTGTTAGACTTACCAAAGGTTGTAGAAACTATAAATGATTGGGATACTTGGAAATGGTTTAAGATTAAAAATCTTGAAGCAAAGGCATTATCGGATTTATTTAAGAAAACTGGAATTGAGTATTTTATTCAAAAGTTCCATAATAGTTTTGAAATTATTACTGACATGGATAAAAGTTTATTAGCCGCATTTGACAGAAAATATTTATTTACAGTTTTACCAAAGATTATGGAATCTGCTAGACTTATGGTTTTAGATGTTGGAGTTGATTCTCCTGTTATCAGGACAGTGAAATGTGTTCAAGCAACAGAAGCAGTTTCAGACGAAGCTGAAAAACTGTATGAAGATGATATCAATACAGTATTGTTCTTCTTTCAAGACACTGTTAGTATGAGATCGAGAGACGAAGCTGTACACGCTGGATTTTGGGCAAGAAAAATGGCAGGAATCAATGGAAGCGGTGGAGGCCATAAAGGAGCTGGCAGTTTCACTATTAATAACTCTAATTACTATTTGGTTAAAGAATACTTAGATTTACGGTTTTCAGAATAGGAGGAATTAATATGCAGGATAAACGAAAATCAGAAATAGACTATGTAGTTAACATCTGCAAAGCATTAGTACAGTTACATCCAGATCTATTTTTTTTAGAGACTTATCGTCATCCTATATATGGAGACAAGACAGCTTTTAAACTACTTAAAGAAAAGAAATCAGTAGATGTTGAGAATATATTACTTATTGAATTTCAGCTTACAGACAATAGGTTATGTATTCAAACAGAATTTCCAAGTATGATATATAGATATAACAATATCATTAAGGATGAGACGGTGATGTAGATGAGTAACAATATTGATCCAAATATGTTTTATCAGAAGATTCAAGAATATGTTGATTGGAATGTGGAACACTTATACGAAAGTAAAGATCCAGATTTATTATACATGTTTATAAAAACTATATTAGGGTTTAATATTCCTAGACAAAAGGTGTGCGATGATCATTGTGCACCGTTTGATTTTATATCGGATTCATTCTTTGACGCAGTTTCAAAGATGTTAGTTGTTGCTAATAGAAACGGTGGAAAGACTCAGAACTTTGGAATCTTAAATGCTTTAGACGCACTTTGTAAAAAGAAATGTGAGATTGCATCTGTTGGAGCTATAGAGGACCAGGCTAAAAAATGTTATAAGTATACAGTTGATATAATTCAGAAGCCATACTTTGGAAAGTTACTTTCAAAGGATCCAATGATTAGTTTAACTAAATTGGATAACGGTAGTGAAATTAGTATACTACCAGGTACAATGTCTGGGGTTAATGGACCTCACCCACAAAGAACAAATTTTGACGAAGTTGAACTTACACAATGGAGAATACTTATGGAGTTTATGTCGATGGCTAAATCCACAAAAGAGGTTCCATCCTGTGTAAGAATTACATCGACAAGAAAGTTCTCTCATGGGCCAATGCAGAAGTTAATTGACGAAAGAGACAAACGTAATTTTAAATTATATATGTGGTGTATATGGGAAACTATAGAAAGATGTCCAGACGAACGCAGTGGTGTTGTTCCCTGTTATGTAGCACTGCCAGACGATAAAAAGAAGAAAGTGGTTAAGCATAAAGTATTTTCTCATAACAAAGAAGATTATGAGAAAGATTTTCCAATAGATATACTCAGAGGAAATAGGGAAAAATATAGTGGATGTCTAGCATGTCCACTAGTAGAAGCTTGTTTGTGCAAAGCTAAAAGAGCTGACGGTTATTATTCAATATCAGATACTATAGAAAAATTTACTGGTATAGATCGTAGCGTATGGGACGCACAGTGGGAATGTAAGAAGCCAGGTACAGAAGGATTAGTTTATGGAGAGTTTGATGAAGCTACTCATGTTATTCCAGAAGACAGCTTCAAATTTAATCCAGATTATCCTTGTTACGCTGGACAAGACTTTGGATACTCAGATCCAGCAGGAACACTATTTATACAATTCCTTCCTAATGGGGACGCAGTTATATTTGACGAGTTGTATGAGAGAAGAAAACAAACTCCAGTGTTATCAAAATATTATTGGAAACCTAAACAAGACAAATATAATTGCAGATATTGGTTTGCTGATACTGAGAATGCTGATGCAATAGCTCAAATGGAAAGTGCAGGTATACCAGTATTATCAGCAGACAAAGATATAACCATGGGAATTGCAAAAGTACGAAGTTGGTTTAGAACTGCTGATGGATATATAAGGCTTTATATAACCAGCAATTGTGTAAATACAATTGCTGAATTGAAATCGTATAAGTATCCGGAAAACGGAGGAGATAAACCAATTGATAAGAATAACCACTTAATGGACCCACTGAGATATGTCTTATATACGTTATCCCAATTAGACGGAGATGAAGATGGAGAAGGTGTATCAGCGGATGTATTGTAAAAAGTATAAGCGAAAGCTTATACTTTTTACTATAGACATCTTGTAAAAAGTTCGCTTTTGTATCATTTACATAAAAGTATCCTTTGACTAAAGGAGTGATTATTTTGGATCAGGAATTAAACATGGTGGGCACAACTGAAGATACAAGTTATGAGCCAGATCAAATATCAGCTTATTTAATGTCCGACGGTTCGTTAGTTGATATAGAAAAAGCTAGAAAAGCTAAAGAGCAAAAAACTAATACTATTGATACTGATGAAGATGATTTTGGAGAAATGTACGCTTCAGGCCGTGTATATCGCCCGACATTAAACTTAAAGAATTTAAAAGCTTTTAGTATGGAAAATATATTCCATACAAGATGTATTAATCAAAAAGCAATTGATGCTTGTGGAGACTGGGATATAGTAACTGTGGATAGGAAGGGAATTCCTGTTGCAACTGAAGATCAGCAAAAGCCTGGTAGACACGAAAACAAGCTTTATGATTTTTTCAGCGATTGCACACTATTTGATGACTTTACTTTCTTAAGCAAACAGATCGCCATTGACTTTGAAACCTTTGGATATGCTATGGTTGAAATGACACGTAACAGGGCTGGAGAGCCATCTAGATTTTATCACATGTCTCCAGAGACTTGTAGAATTTCAAGATACTTACCTAAAATATCTGGAGATACAGATCAAAAGTATGTAGTTCAAGTTGTTAATGCTCATGAACGTATATTTAAGATTTATGACGGAGAACTTCCGAAAGAAGTAGATCCAAATAGTCGTCGTTTAATGACTGAAGTTTTAATGATAAGAAGTTATCATGTTGATGGTGGAAAATATGGAATTCCAAATTGGGTTCCAGCTCTTAAAGCTATGATTGGAAATGATAAGGTAGCAGAATACAACATTAACTTTTTCAATAATGAAGCAGTACCTAGATTTGCAGTTATAGTCAAGGGCGGAAAACTTGACGATGCAACTCAGAAAACTATAAAAAGTTACTTCCAAAAGAACTTAAAAGGTGTTGAAAATTCTCATAAAACACTAGTGTTATCATCATCTAAAAATGCTGAAATTAAATTAGTTCCACTAGCTATGGAAATGAAAGATGGAAGCTTTAGGTACTACAGAAAAGATAACAGAGATGAGGTTATTGCCGCACATGGAGTACCGCCACACAGAATACAAGTTTACGATATAGGGGATAGCGGAACAATAAGTCCTGGATCCCTGTTTACTATTGATAAGAATTACAAGTATTCTGTTGTCCAACCTGCTCAAAAAGTTATAGCTGGAATGTTTAACAAAGTTATTAGAATGGACTTTAAAATAAAAAACAAACAACTACAATTTAAGCCCTTGGATATAGGGGAAGAAGAGAACAACGCAGAAATAAAGAAAACTATAGCATCAGCTCATGAGAAGTACTACAACATGGGAGCTATGACTGCTGATGAAATTAGATCAGATTTGAAACTTGAAAAATTTGAAAACATGGATATTGAAGAAGATGTTAAAGAATGGGCTAGGACTCCAAAGCCTATTTATTTGCTAAGACAAGCACAAATTCAGTCAGAAGGTGAAGGACTTAATACTAATGTAGGCGGTCAAGGTGTTAGTGAGACTTCTAACGATTTTGATGACAAGAGTAAAGAAGAAACAGGTCGTACACTAGATGATAAACAATTAAATAGTCTAATGATGAAAGGATATGTATCTGTAATTAATGATCTAGATGATATTCGTAAAGATGTTTCAGATCTAAAGGAAAAAACAGATATATTAATAGATGAACTGGATCGAGGTGATAAAACATGAATAATAACTTAGAAAATCAACTAAGTCAACTAGAATCAGGACTATCAAGTTTCAACAACATCTTCGAAGAAGTTTTTAATATATTTCTTGATGAAGATGTAGTTGAGAAGAAACGCAAAGGAAATTACAACCAGGCTGGGGAAAATAACAACAACTATAAAAATGGAATTAGTATGTATCCTAAGTATAAAAAATCTAAATGCGAAATATGCGGAAGTACTAAACATTTAATGGTACATCATAAGGATGGAAACCGTAAAAACAACAAACCCAGTAACTTAAAGACTTTATGCTGGAGCTGTCATGAGAAAGTAACAGTTAGAAAGGTCTCAATGTTAGACTTAATGTATCAAATAAAGCCTGAAGGTGTTTATTGGGGTGTTGGAGTTTTCATTATTAACGAACAAAATAAAACAGTTCTAGGGCTAAGAAGTGATAATAAGTTGTGGGCATCGCCGGGCGGAAAAGTAGACTCTTTAGAAACTCCAATAGAAGCACTATATAGGGAAGTAACAGAGGAAACAGGAATTACAGATATAGAACCTGTATTTGTAGGAGCAACTATAGACGAAAACGGTGGAAAGATTTGGACAAGCTTTATCTTTGTAGCGTACACAAACGAAACTGCATTAGTTCCACAACCTGGGGAATTTGATAGCCTAGAATGGATGGAACTTGAAAAAGTTAGGACAAAAGATTTATTTGGACCAACTAAAAAAGCGTACCACAGCATAATGGAAGCTAATTCAGAATTGTTTAATTTAGCAAACTACTTAGATATAGACGTAAAGAAATTAACTTCTTTGGAACAGCTTGTTGACGTTAAGAACCCAGGACGTAACGGAGGTTCTGGATCATTTACTTCGTCAGGATGGAAATATGTACGCAGAGGAAGAACTGGAGAAACTAGTGTTAAAAAACCACCCACACTAAACGCAGACGATAAAATAAAAACACTAAAGGAATCCTATATAAACTATTTTACAAAGAACAAAGAAGTTAAAGCATTATATACCGTTAAGGACGGGAAGTTTGTTTTTCCGGATATAAAACAAGCTGTTAAAGACGGAATCGCTAAAGACGAAAAGAGCTACTTTACACTATTTAAGGAACAATACATGCTGTATTTAGCAAAAAGCAAAATTTAAAAAATTTTTATAGACTTATTGTTATCCGATAAATTTTGCACACTAGTAAACTGTAGACGGAATAATTGGTATTGGGGTGATATACTTGAGCAAGTTTAACCAAATAATGAACATTACAAAAATAGACGAAGAAAAACGCATTGTGTATGGTAAAGCTCTAGTACCCGATAAAGTTGATTCCCAAGGTGATATTGTATCCAAAGAAGATATTGAAGAAGCGGCACATAATTTCCTTATTAACTTACAAAAAGCATATATTGAATTGCTAACGTTTGGAGTTAATAAAACCAATGCTAGTCAAATAGGATATATGCACAGAGTTTTTAAGGGTGTTGGTGGATTTGGATATATCGTAGAATCATACATTGATCCAGATGGAGCTTGGGTACTAGCTACTAAAATCAATGATGAGACGGTTTGGAAGATGATTAAGGATGGTAGAATCACTGGATACTCTATAGGAGGAACTGGAAAAAGAATTCCTATCGAGGGAGGTGAACTTTATGGGCAAGAAAACTAAGCTTACTGAACTGGAAGTTAACGAAGTTTCGTTAGTTGACAGGGGAGCAATTGGGGAAAGATTTACAGTTATAAAGTCAGAAGATCAAAACTCCGAGGTAAGTTCAGTAGTTGAGTTTATAAGTAAACTAAACGATGAACAGTTTGTGGATATGATGCACCAAATGGTGCAAAGATATAATGATATTAATAATCCAGAAGTAAATAAAGGAGGCATTGAAATGAACGAAGAAGTTAAAAAATTATTTGAAGACTTTATATTGACTGTAAACAAGAACTTTAAAGCAATCAATGATGAAGTTGCTGAAATAAAGAAATCTTGTAGTACTAAAATGAGTACAGAGGAAGAAGAGGCTATGAAAGCTAAGAAAGAAAAAGAAGAAGCTATTGAAAAGGAAGTCAGTAAGATATCAGCTATTGAAGCTTCGGTTCAGAAACTTTCAGAGTCGATCGAAAAGATGACAACTGCATTAACTGATGTTACAGCACTAAAGGAAACAGTTGATAAAATGACAGAATTAAAATTGGACGAATCCATAGCCGATGTTTTAAAAAGACTTGAAACTATTGAAAAGATAGATACAGGTTCTAATCAGGCAAAGGAAGATGTAACTAAATCAACTGGTAGCACTAAGGAAGTATTTTGGAAATCATTTGTTGGTGTTCCAACTGAATAGTAATTTATAACGAGGAAAAGTATAAGGAGGGAATTTATCATGTCTTTCACTAAGAATTTTGTAAATAAATCATCTGTTATCACACCTTCTAGTTTTACATCCCCTGCGGCGTTGAGCAGAGAGGAAGCTGACAGATTCATTGATTACGTAGTTAATCAGAGCTTTTTGAAGGATAGTGCAAGAGTAGAGAGAATGAATGCTCCTACTAAAACTATTGCTAAAGTAGGTATTGGTCAGAAGATCTTAAAACCTGCTAAGTCTGCCCAAGATCCTGGAAATACTGTTAACATTACTTCGGATCAATTATCCCTTGAGACAAAGGAAATTATAGCAATAGCTGAAATTTCCGACGATTCGTTGGAAGATAACATTGAGGGCGATGCTTTTGTAGATCATCTTATGAAGATGATTGCGGCACAGTCAGCTAATGAATTGGATCTTATGAGTATGTACGGTAGAAGGATTCCTAATCCAAACGAAGCAACTGATATTTTGCAGTTGGTAAATGGATGGTTTACTATTGCAAAAGAACAGGGTCATGTTCTTGATGCAAGGGACACTGGACTTTTCGCTGATGATAAGGGCTATATCGAACCTGCTAAATTAAGCAAAATTGTTAAAACTCTTCCAAATAAATACCGCGGCAACAAAGGTAACTTGAGATTTCTTTGTGCAGACGATATTTACCAGGATTACAACGACTACTTAGGAGCAAGAGCAGTAAGTACAGCAGATCCTTACTTGCTTGGTGTTGGTAGACTTACTTATTCCAACATTCCGATAACTCCAGTATCATTGCTTCCTGTAGACAGACCGATTTTAATTGGAGGAGCAAGTACAACTCTTACAAATGCACCTGTAGCAGGAACTAACACTTTACAAGTAGCTGACGGAACTGATTTTGAACCAGGTCAATTCATTGGAATAGATCTTGGAACTGGATACGAGGAAGTAGGCGTTGTAGCTACTGTCACTGAAAATACTATTACTCTTCAAAACGACTTGTACTACAGTCATAAGGCTGCCACTACTATAAACGAAGTAACTCCAGACGGATCTGATATACTCTTAACTGACTACAGAAACTTGATTTTCGGTATTCAGAGAGATATCAAATGGGAAACTGAAAGACATCCAAGAAGGAGATCAACTTCATTTGTAATGACATTAAGAGTTGACACTCAGATTGAGAACCCAGATGCGTTAGTGCTTTTGGAAGGCTTAAAGTCTAAGTAATCTGAGAACTTTAGATATAAAGGGTATCTGAGAATTGCTTGGATACCCTTTTATTAAATAGAAGAGGAGGACTTCGAATGAAATTGTTATTATACCGTGGAGGATGTGCTTCAAAAACTGTACATGGAATAAAATTTACACAGTATGTAAGAACAGCTAATGTATCTGACGAAGTTGCTAACAAATTTAAAGGAATGACTGATTTCAATGTTATTGACTTAAAGAAGAAAGACATTGTAAAAGACGATGAAAAAGATAAAGATGTTAATACAAATGAAGATGAAGATTTAGAAATTGATTCAGAAGTAACTGATGAAGAGGAACCTGATATTGATGAAATAAAAGTTAAAAAATTTATGAAGCTGAATCTGGATACACTTCGTGAAATGTGCGAAGCTAAAGGACTTGATTCAGAAGGAACTAAGCAGAAGCTAGCAACTAGATTGTCTAGCAATTAGGAGGAATTAAAATGTATCTAACCGTCGAAGAATATAAAAATAGAATAGGAGTTTTACCCGAGATTATACAGTGCGAAGACGAAAACAAGCTCGCATTTTTGCTTGAGTATTGTTCTTTAATTATCAACAGTTATACTCAAACTACTTTTAGTAGCGAAGTTGATAAAACTATTTATGTAGATGGCGAAGGTACAAATAAGTTATTTCTTCCTGAAAGAATTTATGATATAAAGTCTATATCGACTTACGACAATTCGATTATATATGAAGATCTTTTAATTACTGATAAAAATATGGCAATTCTAAGCAGGAAATACAATTTCGATGAGGGTGATCAAAATATTAAAATCACTGGAGACTTTGGATGGGAAACTGTTCCTGAAGATGTTATTACCTGCTTAGTAATGCTATGTAACAGTCATTTTTATACTATATATGACGATGATTTATATCAAAAAATTGCTGGACCTTTCAGTTCTGAAAAAATAGGAAATTACTCTTATCAACTTAGAGACAGATTAAACAAAGTAACTGGTGAAGAAATGGTTACAACAGGAGATGCAAAAGTTGATCAGATTTTGGATAAATATAGAATAGATCGTATTCTTTTTGGAGTGATATAATATGGGTACATTTACAAAACAACGAGCTACAATACAATCAAACCAATTAATAAAAGAGCCCGGCACAAGAAATCCTGTTAGCGGATTTCAAACTATTGCCGAGGATGTACCCTGCAGAGTTACTGGAACACATACAGACGATCAAAGGATGTTTATACTAAAGAAATACTACGAGCAAATCCCTGGAGGGATACACAAAGGATACAAAATACTTGTTAATGAAGAAGAATTTAGCGTAAAGAAAGAACCTCAATGGGCTGGTGGTTCATACCATCACATAGAACTTGTTTTGGAGGAGTTTAACTAATGAATAACAATATGGATTTTAATACTGAATTGAATGATTTGTTACAACAAAAGGCAAATGCTATTAAAGCAGTTTACAGAGATTGGGGTAAGTTTTTGGTAAGAACTTTAAAGAAAATGGTTCCAGTTGATAGAAGTCAATTAAAAAATTCAATTGAGTATAAAATTACTCCTAGTGGAAAAGTTAAGCCTGGAGAGACTATAAGGCTTGTTGTTGGAGTACTAAATCCAAAATCGTCAGCAGTAAGATATTTAAGGTTTCTTTTAGAAGGAACAAAACTTCATTTTGTACCCGTTAAATCAAACAATAGATACACTGGAGTTTTAGGATGGGCACAAAGACATAAATTAATAAAGCACATCGATGGAGAATGGGTTTGGGCAACTGGAAAAAATCAAGGAAAACCATTTACTGGAATGTATATGGGAAATGAGGCAGATAATTTCTTTGAAACTGTGTACCAAAGATATTCTAAAGAAATTGAGAACGATATTAGAGAACTACTTGAAAGGAGTTCACAATGAGAAGAGTAATTAATACGTTTCCACTTACTAACAAAATAAGAGAATTTATAGATACAAATAAGGAGATTCCATTTGTTAAAACTGTTGCTGTAGGAGATTTAAGTATACTGCCACCTCCACAAAACTTTAAGGAATGGATGCCAGCAATATTAGTTTGTCCAGACACAATTTATAATTCTCGTCCAGTAAACAAAAAGATAAGTACTGGATCATATAACTTTATTATAAGATACATTAAATACTACGATGTTTCAGATTTTGCAAATGTACAAGCTGAGGCAATACAGGAAGCGGACACTATAGCAAACATATTAATGAATGACGAAGATATGATGGATGTAAGCAGAATTGGAGACCCGTACAATTATAGATATACAATTTTTGATAACGATACTAAACCATTAGGCTTCATTATACAGACACATGTTAGTAACATCGAATTTAACACTATAGACTCAGAAATATTTCGCAGGTTAAAAGTTCCAGTTGTTATTGTAGAAATGCAATACGAAGTAACTTTTTATAGTACAAAGTAAATGTAAAGGAGGAAAATAAAATGATTAAAGTGATATTTAACAGCCTCGGACCCAATAAAACGTACCATTGTATGACTACTAAGGAACTTTGTAAGGATGGGGATGTAATGGAGGTAACTGATAATGAGGCACAATTAATACTAAGTTTAAAATATGCCGTTCCATACAATCCTACAACTGAACAAAAAGTTAAGACATCTGTTGAAAAGGCTCAAAAGAAAAGAAAAAGGATTCTTGAAAAAGCTCAAAATAATCAAGAGAAGGAGGAATAAATTATGCCTTACAATGAATTTGAAACGATAAAACTAGGTGTTTGTGATTGCTTCTGGACTCCACCGGACTCAGATGCAGAAGTATTTTTAGGACTTACAAAGGGTGGAGTAGATCTCACTTACACACCGGAGTGGTATGAGATCACAGTTGATCAGTTTGGTAACACTTTAACAGACGCGGCTCTTGTTGGAGAAACTGTAAGTGTAAAAATACCATTAGCTGAAACAGATACTAACAAACTCAGAATGTTCTGTCATACTGCAACTTGGGATGCAACAAGAAAGAAACTTACTTTTGGTAGATTTCCAGGCATGAGATTGGAGTCTGTAGCAGGCAAATTGAGATTACATCCAATAGCTAACGGAACTGACTTGAGTGAGGATGTAACTATTTTCAAAGCAGTAAACAGAGCTCCATTGGAACTTGGATACAAGATTGACGCAGAAAGAATTTACCAGACAGAGTTCTTTGGAATGATTAAGAGAGCTAACGGACCGGGTAAATTTTTGTTTGAGATTGGAGACGCCTCGACCGAAACAACACCAGACATTCCAAACGACTTAGAAGCAGCAGTTCAGGCTCAAAACGGAGATTTTAATGTATCTCCAACAACAATTGATTCCCTAGTTACTACTTCTGGAGCTAACCATACAGTTCAGTTTACTGTAGAATGTGTATACAATTATATCACTTATGATATTACAAACATGGTAACATACACATTACTTGCAAACTCTAACTTAAAGAACTCTTCAAATGCCGCTGTTCCATTGGCTACTATAAGTTCTACAGGGCTTGTTACCGCAGTTAGTTCAGAAAGTATTGCAGGTGGAACTTTTGGTTCAAATGATACCACGATAGTTGATGGCTCTCAAATAACTGACGCAATACAAATTACTTGGGCTGGTAAGACACACGTAATCCCGATCAAAGTAACTTATCGCGAGTTGACAGGGGAGTAACCTAAAGTTAACAACTGGGGTTATACAGACTGTATAGCCCCTATTTTAAAATAAAAGACAAATAGAAATAGGAAGGAGCATGTAAAATGAACGAACATATTAGTTTTCCTACTGAGAAACAAATAGTAATTAATGATAGAACTGTTAGAGTAAAAAAGATGGGGTTAATTAAATACGCCCAGATTGTTAAAGAATTTGATGGATTGATTGGATCAGTGCTTAGAATATTCCGTATGGACCAAGAGATAAATGAATTTGAGGTTCGACAGGAAAAAGAATTAACAACTCAAGAGAGGGCCGCCGAACAATCAAAAATTATATGTCAACTCATTTCAGGTAACATTGAACAGATTGTTAGTTTTTTATGTGTAGCTGTTCCAGAATTGGATCGTAAATATATCGAAGAAAACGTTGGAATTGATGACACGCTTCAGTTAATTGAAGCTATTATAGAGGTGAACGGGCTAAACAAAGCTCTAGACGACGTAAAAAAGTTCGTAAGTCTTCTCAGCGGAGGGAAATAAACGAGGACGGGGAAGTAATAGAGTACGACTCTCCTGAGAAGAATGACTTTGATGAGTATACAGAAGAATATTGGTTTCAATATATGATTCACACTTTTATGAAAGAGTATAAATTATCAAAATCACAAATTGATGAGATCTATCCTGAAGAGGCTCATGTATATTTAAAGTTTGTTGGGTTTGAACAACAATATAAAGATTTGCAGGAAAAGATAGATTACTTACATCATTGTTTGGATCGTATAAATATACAACACGCCGACCCAAAAGAAATGCAAAGAAATTTTATCCATAAGTTAGAACAAGTACAAGGATTTCAGATTCAACTATTGAAACCTAACAAAGAAGACGAAGAAGATGAATTACCAGATAGGGAAGCATTAAAACGCTTAAGACAGTTTAGAGAAGAACATAAAATGAAGTAGGAGGGGATTAAAAATGGCAAACAATAATAACGGCCAGATGGATTTTTCTTCATCTCTTCCGCATTTGAATGATTTTATTAACCAAGTAAGGTCCTTAACTGATTCGTTAAGGATCTATCAAAATGTTGTTCAGAATACTACAACAGGACATGAGAATTTTAATAGACAAACTCAGCAAATGAATGGCACAATGAATAATTTAAGACGTAATGCTAATCAAACTTCACAGTCTATGAGACAAGTAAGTGAACAGACTAGAAGAATGCAAGACTCATTTTTAAATTTTAATATACAAGGAAATGGAACTGTTGGGTTACTCCAGAAACTTCATACCAGTTTTAATAACTTAAAATTTGGAGTAGAAGGGCTGTTTATAGCGTTTGGTGGAAAAAAGGCTTGGGATTTTTTAATTGGCACTAACATGCAGATTGAGACTTTGCAAAAGTCAATGGAAGTTACTTTAAAAAGTACTGAAAGGGCTGCCCAGACAGTACGTATGTTAAGAAGTTATGCGGCATTAACCCCATTTGATGAACCAGAAACATTTGAAGCGGGAGAAATGCTAGCTTCAAACCAAATGGAAGTTGAACGATGGATTAGAGTAGCAGGAGACCTAACCTCGGCAAAAAAGACAGCGGGTGTAGAACTGAAAGACGTTGTTAACGTATTAACACGTATAAATTCCGGAGACTTTGGTAAGGCTATGATTCGTTTGAGACAAATGGGTATATCCTTGCAAGAGTTAAAAGCTAAAGGTTTAGAGTTCTCTACAAGTAACACATTTTTAGGAACTTCGGACGAAATGTTACGTGCTGTTGAACGTATAGTTGAAGAACGTTATGGAGGACTTACAACTACATTAGGTCAGACAGTTCAAGGTTTGCTTTCAACTATATCAGACTACTTCCTACAACTTGGTATAGATATGGGTGAAGAGTCCTTCAAACAGTTGCAGGATTTCTTAGTTAAGTTTAGAGATGATTTGGATGACTTTAGAAATAGCACTCAATTTAAGGAAATAGTAACTGATTTTAATTATTTAAAAGATGAAGTAATTGAAGGTTTACAACCATGGATTGAGACAATAAAAACGCTATTTGGATTTGTTTTGAAGAATTTACCTCTTATTGGAACTATGATGAAAACATATTTCCAATTCCAGTTTGCCAAAACAGTTGCCGATGTTTTACAGAAGTCTGTTACTTTTATAATCAATATGTCGCATAACTGGGCTTTAGTTTCCAGGGCTACTAACTATCAAAATCAGTTATTGTCACAACAATATGATTTACAAAATAGAGAGAACTTGGCTTTAAGTACTCAACTAACATTACTTTCAAAAATCAACGCTATGAGAGCATTAGGAAATCAATATGCTACTGAGCAACTAGCTTCAGAAACTGCGGCTACTGCAATGATGAGAACTGGGGCAATGAAAGGAACATCTTCTAAAATAGCTGATACATTTGCAGGATCTGGAGGTAGAGCGGCAGGGGCGGCAGGAGCGACTGTTGCAGGAACAGCGGCGGCAGGAACAGCGGCGGTAGGAACAGCGGCGGCAAGTGGGGGTGCGTTAGCAAAAATAGCGGCTACAATTCCAACATTATTAGGTGCAATAGGAATTGTTGTAGCCATTGGGGCGGCAATAAAAGGAATAATTGCTATGTTTACTCCTAATCAATACGATTTAAAAAGAACTTCAGATGATTACGAACGTATTCTTGGAGCTCAGTCAGAAGAGCTTGAGACACTAGAAACACTTAATAGCCAAAGACAATATAATAATGAGCTTATTAAGTATCATAGTAATATAGTTAATCAGCAAACTAAAGAAGTTGACGGACTGAATGAAGAATTAAAGAAACAAATTCAGTTATATAAAGAGGGTAAGTCCACAGAGGAAGCTGTAGCTCAGGCCAGGCAAAAATTAACTCAGGCAGAAGATAAGTTGAGAAGATCTAGAAACGATTTAAACAGTACAACTGATGAGCTTATTCGTAGACAAGAAAGAATATTGGAAATTGCTCCAGAACTTAGCAGTGAGTTAATCGATGAAGATGGTCGTATTAATAATAATACTGAAGCATTTGATCGTAATACAAAAGCTATACAGAAAAATATTGATACTAGAAAGCGTCAACTTAGTGAAACATTTTTAGAACAAGTGGCTGTAGCTGAAACAGAGAAGAAGAGAGCTTTAGACGAAATTGAAACATTACGACAAACAAAAAATGTAATTGAAGGTAACAAAAATATAAATTCTGTTGCTAGAACAATTTCTTCCATAGCTGCATCGATTAGAGGATTCTTTGTACAGGATTCTACTCAAAAATCTGTAGAAGCTGGACTACAAGCATTAAAATATGATAAAGATGGTAGGGAACTAGCACTTGACGAAATAGATCGTCAAATTTACGATTTAACAAAAGGTATAGACAAAAATAATGATACTTTGTCAAAAGTAGACGACATGATACGAAAAGGATACTATGTAAAAGATGAACAACAAAACCCTATAATGGACAATGGAAATTATATTTTTGAGGAATCGAGATATAAACAAGACAAACAAAGACAGGAAGCTTTAAGAACTAGAGACATACGTCAGGGAGATGTTGATGCTACTGACTTGGAAGAAAGATTACAGTATACTTCAGCTGATGTTGCAATCATTAAAAACAAATATACAGTTAAATTAAACCAACTATTAGCTGACGGTTTCGAAAAAGACTCTTTGACATATGAGAATATGGAACAACAAATGTATCAAGAATTGGCTAACTATTGGGATGAAAGGCATCAAGACTTCCTAGCATTAAAACAACAGTTTGACGCAAGTGTGCAAGCTGTAATTAATGAAGCTCCGCAAGAATTAAGACAAATGCTTGTTGATGGAATAGGTGTAGATCAAATGATTGATGCTGTTGAGACTATTCGAAATGTTGGAGCATTTGCTATAGACACTGAAATGAAGAAGTACTTAACTGAGTTACAAAAAATAGCTGATTCAAACATTGTTAACTTGAGTGTATTTACCTCTTCTTTCGAAAACTACGCAACTAAGTTGGAAATACAAAAAAAATACGAAGCTGTTGAATACGAAATATTAAAGGAAAAGACAGATGCTTTAGTAAGCAAAATGGGTAAAGATAAAAAGACTAGAGATCTACTCTCCGAATTCAACAAAAAGTGGGAAAATCAGCGTCAGATGCTAGAAGTAGAAAAAGACATTGTTTTGTCTAACGATGAGCTAGCAGGCAGGGAGCAAGGGTCAGCAATATATAATAGACACTTTAAAGAACAAAATTTAAGGATAAGAGAATTTATATTTGCTGAGATGGATGCTTTGAAGAAATTAATGCCTTCCCTCTCAGAAGAAAACAGATTAAAAGCTCAACTTCAAATGCTTAAATTACAAAAGGAATCAAACGACTTATTATTAGCTATAAAGGAAAACACTAGTGACATAGGTGAATTTAACCGCCCAGACTCAGTAAAAGCTATTACCTGGTATGATTATCAAACGTCTCAAGATTCTGGTGGAGGTATTGAAATAGGAAATGCAGAATTCTCAATGACCGTTGAGGGTCCTCTAACATCAGAAGATATTGAACAAACTTTGGAAGCATATTCAGAATTTGCTCAAAAGAAATATGGTAAAAATATTAAGAGGGTTCAAAATTCGGGCGTAAAGAATCCTAAGATTACTGGAATAACTTAATGGAGGGGTTTATATGGCACGTGCTATAGAATGGAGGGGATTAAACCCCTTCACAATTCACAGACGAGATGAACTATATATAAAGACAGCTTACGAGTTTGAAGAGTCATCAAACGATCCCGCAGTATGGAGATCTCATGTACTGTTAAATTGGGAGTTTAATATCTCCGTTGTTAGCTTCAGACCACAAGATTATTTAGTTAGATATGGACCTGGAGATTTCAAGTTTAAAATATGTAATAAAGCTGATGGAACTGTGTACGAGGGTACCCCAAATAGCGAATTACACTATAGAAGTTTAAGAAGTGATGCTAACGGAATGGTTCGATTAAAAATAGATGCGTTTGGGAATTACTACAACAACGAAGTTATTCATAACGGTATGTTCGAATTTCAATCCAACTTATCAATGTATGGGCCCGGAACAACTTGGATAAGAATAGGTAATCGTTTAGTCGAAGAAGTTTACGGACCTTATCCTTGGAGAGCAGTTTTTCCTCACAGAGTGATGCCTAATGAAACTATTGAATTAGAATATCATAACTTAGGACAGTCGGATCCTCCTCCAAGATGCGAATTTGATGACTTTAGAATCTACAATTTTAAACAACTTCAATGTGACTTCTTTGAGTACAAACCTCCAACATCCGCCACCCAACCAAAAAAGATTGACATCTTAAGAGGTTTTGGATCGTATCAAACAACTGGCAATATAGCTACAGTAATTGAAACTAAACTTAGATTTCTTAGTGCTGAGGCTCATACAGACTTTATTAGTAACGCTGAGAAAGTACACGTTATATTTGATGATAAAGGTATTCCTTATAGAGGGGTACTAGAACTTGGTTCTTGTAAAAGAATTGGAGAAAATTTATACGAACAGGATATAAAATTTTATGCACCAAATAAGTTAGGAGTTGGTTGGATATGATGGAGCTAAATAAAGCAATATTAAAACACTTGGCAGAGCAACTTCAAGTAGACGACAGCTCTCCTAGTTATATGGTGCGTGTTTGGAGGGTAGGAGAACTTGAGTCTCCTCCTTATTCGTTTGTTGGACAAGAGGGAGGAGTTGTTAGTATTACTATCTCTGGATCAGAGGAAACTGGATGTAATACTGCCACAATTACATTTGAGGATACTTACGGTATAAGAACTCCTGAATTTGATATAAACAAAATATCTGATGAGTATACTGCTGGAATAACTAGAAGCACTTTTGAAAAGCTTCTTTGGCCTGAAAATAAAATTCAGGTTTGTTTAGGTTATGGAGATTTAGTTATTCCAGTTATTACAGGATGTATAGATTCATTTGAAGTAGATTCGAAAGCAAGTACTATATCTATTGAGATAAGAGACAACATGAGATTCCTAGTTGACCAAACAATTGATCCAATGAAATTTGGTCAGGCGTTAAGCTACCCTAGAGAAGATACTTACGTAAAAATGAGCCCGGCAAAATCAATAGTAGAAATAGTGGGTGTATCTAGTTATCTTAATGTTAGAAGTGGTCCTGGAACTAGTTACGAAGCTATAGGAAAAGCAACTAATGGACAAACATTTACGTACTTAGGTTCACAGTCTGGGTGGCATAATATTTTATATAACGGTAAAAATGCCTATGTAAATGCAAGCTATTGTATTTTGAAGGATACGCCTGCTGTCATTGACGCTTCACAAACAATAGATCAAGACACTACACAATGGTTAGCAAGTTCTGTAGTTCAAGACTTAGCTGTTATTGCTACTAACATTGAAGTTGATGGAGAAGAACCTATATTAAATAGAACCATATGTAATGTAATTACAGATAAAAGCGTTTTAAGTGATCCTGAGATTCAAAATTATACTTTACGCAACGTAAGATTTCCATTTTCATTATCGTATTTTGAATCTGCAATGAAAATTGTTAATCAGCTTGGAAATGTATCTTTTAGATGCAATAGATATGGTGACATAATGTTATACAAAAATTTACGTCCATCATTAACTGACTTTCCAGACTGGATTGTTACAGACTACATTGAGTTAAATAGTTTGAATTACAACTTGGATATTACAGATTTGAGAAATAGAGTATTAATAATTTCAAAGAATGGAATGACACTATTTGAACATAAAGGGATTACTAGGGATTTAATGAAATGTGTAAACCGTACGTTTTCAATAGAAGTTCCATGGGCAGAAACTCCAGAGCAAAAACACGCCGCGGCAGTAAGTTTCTTTAACCAAATGTTAGACGCTTTTAGAAAAGTAACTATAGCAATAAAGGGCAACCCACTTATAGAAGTAGGACAAGTAATTCAGCTAAATGATTTAGTTTCTACTGCTACAGCTTATTATCAAGTTAGAAGCTGGAGTCATAATTTTGCACAAGAGGGATTTATTACTAATTTAGAACTTGAACATATAACTAGGGTTTTATCAGAACAAGTAACTATGATAAGTGATGGAATTCCTATGTATCAGAAAAAATTTAGATTTACATTACCGATCATGGATAAACCCCGGCCAATAAAAATAAAACTTGCAGAAGTTATATATAAAGCAATGATACGTATAAAGGATCCTAGTAACGGAAAGGTATTAGTACAAATAGACTTGGATGAGAAAGTAAATTTACAAAATACTTTACAAGACACCTCTACAATTCAACTTGTCTACTTGTTAAAAGATGGAGTTAGTGTTAGAACTAGTCCAGACATAAATAGTACGACAAACATAAAGAGACAGGAAAATTCTCAATTTAAAGCAAAGTATATTAGTACTGAAGGGAACTTTTATAAATGTACAGATAAAGATGGTTTAGATATATATCTATGGAAAGACTACTGTGTAATTAATACTTCCACTGGTGGAAAATCATCATCTGTTACAACTACTGGAAGTGCAGGAACTTTTGTAAGCTCTATTACAAGTAAAGTTGATTGTCCTTATGTTTGGGGAACTCAAGGTGAGATATTGACTCAAAGTTTAGTAGACAACTTAATATCTACTTTCGGTTCCGAACATTACGATAACTATAAAGCTAAGTTAGGGCAACAATGTTTTGATTGTAGTGGACTTGTTGTATGGGCTTTAAGAAGTATGAATATAATTCCAAAGTCAGCTGATCATAGTGCCGCTGGGTTATACGAGAAATTATGTTTTCCAATAAATAAAGAAGAATTACGTGCAGGAGACTTAGTTTTTAGATCCTCTAGTGGAAATATTAATCATGTAGGAATCTATATTGGAAATAATGAAGTAGTTCATGCAAAAGGTAAAAAATATGGAGTTGTTAGAGAAACCTTACCAAATAGTTTTAATTTATTTGGTAGATTAAAATCTTTAAGCGACGGAGAATATGTTTCATTTGAGGTTCCAGCTTCATCACTTAATGTTAATAGAGTACCAATAGAGTACACTGTAGGAACGAATTATATTAACGCACCGGCCGAGGCACAAACAAAGGCTCATGATCTAAATGGAAATGTATTATTTTATCATAACAACTGTGTACTGTACAGTGTTACAGTAGAATCTGAAGGCATCTCAAATAATGTTTTATGTATAAATTGGGCTCCAATTAATGAAACTTTAACAGTTCTTGAATTTGATTATGAGGTTTTAATTTATTAAGTGGCAAATATTTGTCACTTTATTTTCTTCTTTGTTTTCTTGTAAATAAATATATTGTATAAAGTGTAATTTAGTAAACATATACTATAGCAATATTTATTTAGGAGATGTGAGTAAATGTTCAATCCGTTACACGATGAAGTGTTAGCAATGATACTTCGATACTTAAAAAGATACTCATCTTCACAAGAAATTGAACTTTTTACTGGAGGAGTTGAAGGAGATATCAGTGCTCCGTATACACCTCCTCAGGACGAAGATGGTACTGGAGGTACTGGAGGTACTGGAGGTACTGGAGGTAATTATGGACAAAATATTGCTGGATTAACAGATGGTTTCGATTACCAGCTATTATATAACGACGATGAAGACTTAATAGGATTTACATCTCATAATGGAACTGTAACGTACACATTAAATCATGATTTATACGAAGACTTGATTAGTGTTTCAGTAGAAGCAGAAAGATTTTCATTTAAAATAGCTTTAATATTTGAAAATTACGATATGAGAATAGACTCAGAGGAAGTAGAAGATAAGGGCAAACTTGTTGAAGTTGTTTTATTAGATGTAATAGATAACTCTTTTGAATTAGAAATATCTCCGTCTTTTTCAAGAACTGAATATGAAAGCGAATTTCAATTTACTGCAATAGCTAAGTATGCAAATGGAAGTGAAATTAATGTAACAAATGAAGCTCAATGGACGGTAACCTCACCGTCAACAATAGAGAATGGATTAGTACTTACTGCTCCAACATATACTGGAACCGCTGTTATAACAGCTTCTTACGATGGAGAAGTAGCAACAGCAGAACTTTTAATAGAAGCTCCAATAGTAGAACCTCCAGACGATATAGTAATACTTCATGAGTATGATTATAAAATAGTTTTAAGGTGGGAGGGAAGTATTGATACAGATATGGATTTAAGATTATATTCTGAAGATGCTAGATTAAACGTATGGTGGGGAGAAAAGATATATGAAAGTAATGATGGAGAAAGCAAAGCATGGTTGGATTATGATCATCTTCTTCACTTAAATGAAAACGACAGGCAAGCTAAACCTGAGATAACTACACTTAAAGGATTTGTAGGAAAAACATTTGAAGTGTTTGTATCTAGATACTCTGGAAATCCTTTAACACAGAATTTAACTGTAGACTTATTTGATGACGAAGATAATTTATTAGAACATTTAGATATTCAACCCAATGTATTTTTAACTGAGAAATTATGGGTGAATGTATTACAATTTAAAGTAACTGAAAGTGGGGTGGAAATAATTTATAGAATTTAGTAGGAGGTGGTTGTATGGGATTCAATGTAAGCGTAATTGCTGATATACTAAAGTTTCCTTGGCCATTATTTCCAAAGTACAAATACATTTATCAACAAGGAGAAAGATTTGATATTCCAGCATTAATACAAGACATAGAATTTGAAATTCAACTACCGTCGAACAACAAATACGAATTATTAAGTATTGCATTTGCCAGTACAGGATATAAGGACGGAGACAGTTTTAGTTTAAGATTGAACGACAAGGTAATACTTAATAAAATATATACTAAAGAACTTGGACAAGCAAAGCAAATTCAGCCAGTAAGAAAGATAGACTCAAGTCAAGACACTTTAACATTTACGTATCATAATGATACTGGAACATCAAAAGTTATATGGATTGATTTTGACTTAGTGTCTCAAAAAGAAATAGAAGGAGGTTGACAATATGTCAGTTAAAGTTCAATTTATTGAAGGATCTTATTCAACTGTTACAAACTTAGTAAGAGACTTAATATCTACTATAGTTTCTTCGAAAATAGTAGACACTAAAATAACAGAAGCTATTTCTGAAGAAGCTACAACATTTAAGGTAAGCGACGTAACAAGTATTGTTCCAGGACTTACACTTGAAGTTGGATTTGGAACAGAATTCAAAGAAAGAATTGTAGTTGCAAAGGTTAATACAGAAACAAAGTTTGTTACTTTGAAAGCTGGAACATCTTTTGAATACAGTCACGGAGTTAATGAAAGGGTAGTCGATACTGCATGGGAACTTGTTTATCCAGAAAACACTGGTGCTATAGCAGACCATGCAGTTATAAGACATCAAGTTATTAACGGACCTGTAGGTTATTTTGAATTCAAAAGAGATCCTCAGATCAAAGTAAGTGACAGAGTTAGCGGATTGGAAATTACAAAGGATAATTACTTTGCTATTACTTGTAAGATGGGAATCAATTATGATCCTTTAACTAACAGGTGGGCAGAAGATAGTGATTCAGTTCCAGCTAGATACGCTTGGTTCATGGCTGATACCAAATCAAACGTAAAAGCTTGGTTGCCAGTACAGTATTGGATATCGATTAATTTAAAAAGAATTTCGTTGATACTGTCAGGAGACCCGTCAGCTAGTTTTGAAGACAGGCTAATTTCATGGTCTTACTTTGGAGAGATAAAATCATTCGAAGGGGCGTTGCCAGATACTCAAGGAAACTTGGCTATGATCGTTTCAAGCGACGAGTCTCCGTTTGCTTATTTGGAAAGAGATCCTGTTAATACTACTTTACAAACTGGAGCTACTGCTGGTACAAAGAGCATTCAAGTAGCAAATACGACTAATATGTATTTAGGTCAGAACTTGATAATTAATCCGAACGGAGAAACAAAGGAAATTGTTACAATTGATGCAATTGATGAAACAACTATCACTACCGTTAAGAACTTAGTATACAATCATTCATCAAATCAAGAAGTAGTTCATGAACCTTTGCTTTATAAATACAGTGACAAGACTGGAACTGGAGTAACTGATATTACAATGCTTAAAACTGCCTCAGGATTTCCATTCCAGGCCCATTATCCATCGTTCACAACTCCAGACGAGTTTGTTGATAAAGCTTTGGAAGGCCCATCAGCATACACTAAGAAATACCATATGTCTCCTGTTTATATATTTCATGGATATGATAGCTATAGAGGAGAACTTGAAGGTGTTGCAGTAACTGACAGAAGTTCGATTGTGCATTTAGATGATATGGTTATAGACAAAGACCTTGAAACAGAAAAAGTATACAAATCATTCTTAGTAAATGCACCGTATTCAATATTCAACAATGCAAGTAACTCATTGTATGCAATAGCAATATTAAAATACGAGAAATAGATTGGAGAGCTTGAAATGGGAAAAGAGTTAGTTGATTTTTACACACAACCTCATACTGGAATGTTATTTATATATCCAATAGAATATAGGTTTGTAAACATATACTCTTTTCCCGTTTCTTGTGTTCTTGCGTTTAACGGAGAGCTACAAGGTAGGATATGTTACTACGGATACGAGCAAAGAAACGCAATTGTAGCGGGCGACATCGTATGGTTTGAACGTTTAAATAAGGAACTTAATACATTATTGGATTCTAATTTGCAAGATAACAAGAATTTAATTGCACAGTCGGATGAAGCTATGCTTCAGTTTAAAAAGATTAAATGTGCTGTACTACCCAAAGGACTGGAATTTATTTATAGGGATTTTATTAAGAGATCAACTAGTTTGAATAAGAAGCTACTTGCAAAAAAATTAAATCATCGACTTAAGATATTTTCAGTATTAGGTGATGGAGAAATTTTTACAGAAGCTGACTTAATAGACTTAGACATTGTTGGATCCAAAAAGATTAAAAATGCTAACTTACACATTGAGTTAAAAGATTCTGAAAAAGTAAAGAATACTTTTTTAGATAAGAATATAATTGAGCATGTAAACCAAGAAACATTAATTGATATTCGAGAACAATTGATTCAATTGAGTACTCTAAGTCCGTTGGCAAACATTTTAAACATAGACTTAAATGCAACGCCGTCCAATAAGAGAGATGCACAGTTGAATCTTTCCTATATATTTAGCGAACAAAACATAACAAGGGCAATATATTTAATAACTGAAAACTTGATGAGTCTTGAAAAAGATAAAGATTTTGTAGGAGTTGATAAATTAATTGAACTAACTAGGAACACTTTGTTAGTAGGAACAGATCTTAAATTTACAGAGAAAGCTGAAAGATATATAAAAAGAGCTTGTACACATCAAACTCTAGAATCATATATTAGAAAATTGCTTGACATACAACAGTTGAATAAAATCATTACGTTTGATAATACTTTAAAAAACTTGACATTTAATAAAATGATTGGTATGGAAAAGCAAAATAAAGACTTTGAAACACGTGAACCTTGGAATGGATTATCTGAACTTGTTCCAAATGAAACAGAAATTATACACAATATTATATATTTAGAGTCAGTATCAAAACTAGGTGATATGGTAACTAAACTTCTAGGGGGATACAAAAGCTCTAGATTAAGTACTAAAAGTTTTAAATACTACACATACAGAAAACAGTACAAGGTTTTTAAATCGTACTTCAAACATTTACAAACTACTAAAAAAGAAAAATCTTCTGAGAAACTGTGCAAAGTACTTCTAACAAGCTTATTAAAGTTTAGAGATACATTCATACATGATATGGATTATGGTTTACTTGGAACAGAAAAAATACCAAATGATTT